GGTATCAATACACCTTCAATAGAACTAATTCCGTTGATAGCGCCACGAGTTGAAGCATCGTTTAAGTATTTCCAATCAGTTTTGTAGAAATCATAAGATCCTCTACGGAAACCACTAAATCCAAGATTTAATGCCATTTCCTCAGAGTTTTCAAATAAACCAAATGCAGTACCACCGGCAGTTCCACCAGAGATTGCAGCTAGCATATCATCAAAATCAAGAGCTGTTTGTCTATTTAAGAACAACATGTTTTCTTCAATAGCACCTTGAGTATCTAAGTTTTTCAATATTTCATCGAAATCACTAAGTCCAGAAGCAGCAGTAAATCCTACTTGTACATTACCACGAGATTGGATAGCAGCAAATAGACCTTCAGATCCTGGCAAACCAGCAGCTGTGTTTACACCAGCAGCAATTTGGTTATACTCACTTTCAACCATAGACATTTCTAAGTAATCTTCAAAACGCAAACGAGTTTCAGATTCAGCTTTTAAATACCATAAGTATCCAGATGCACCGTCTTCAGTAGCAACTTCAACCCATCCAATTTGAGCCATATCAGATCCAGATACAGTGTATTGATCTCTAATAATGATTGGTGAATTAGAAAATTGAGTTAAAACAGGTTCTATAGAGTTTCTAGCAGCACCATTACCAGCACTTCCAGCACCAATAGTAGTTCCTTTAGTATAAGCAGATCCGTATACAAAGCACTTAATGCCAGCAGGTCCTGCACCAGGGACGAAATTAGCCCCTACACCAGACCAAGCGCCAACGCCGATAAGACCAGCACCGTCAAAAGGAGTTACAGTGAAATTACCACCAGCACCTAAAGCAGTAACAGCGCTTACAATGGCTTTTGATTCTCTACCGTTTACTGGGTTCAAGAATACAATTGTATCATTAACAGATACAACAACATTTTGACCAGCAGGAAGCGTGATAACGTTATCAATAGGAGCAGCACCATTAGCACCTACACCAAAATCAGTGTAAGCAATATGCAGTCTATTTTGCTCAGACCAAATTACTTGATCAGATGTCATTGGCATTTCAGCACCAACCATACGTAAGAAACCGGATAACGTTCTGTTTCCATAACGCTCTACTTCTTGTTCGTAAATTTCTGGTAAATACTGCTGGGCGAAAGAATCACCACCAGTTGCAGCAGCACCAGTGTTAAATTGTAGGTAGTTACTATTTAATACTTCCTGTGTTGGATTGGGTATTAAACTACCAAATTGAGGAGTTAAACTCATAATTTTAAGTTTTTTTAGTTAAATTTTTTTGTTTTTATTTTTAGCTTTGTAGAGTCAGCGCCTGAAATGGCTTTAACTTTAAGCCCGCCGATAAACACATCACCCTGCGTAGTCCTAGCTTTAGTGTCACTTAGGTTTTTTGATTTGTTTACAACGTCTTTTACAGCATCTGCTTTTCCTTGCTCATAAAAATGAGCGGCAATCTTATCTACATTTTCAGCAGCATAAATAGCTTTGTGATAACCATTAACGTCTTTAACATTACCATTTTCGTCTAGGAACTTCCCAACGAGGTTTGTTATATTAGACTGGCTTTCTGCAACTTTATCTTTGTTTTGAATGTTATACTTATATTTCTTTTCACCAACACTGATATCAAAACCTTTGAAATCATTGCTAAAAAGCTTTTTTGTATTATCTTTAAACAATTGATGCTGTTGCTCAGCTTGTTCTTGCTCCTTGTTATATCTATTGAAAAAATCCATAGCTTTTTGTTGTTCCTTAGTAACGCCCGGTCTCAACTTGATCTCGTCGTAATATTTACTCTTGGTTTCCTCTAAAAAGTTTTTGGCTTTTGCAACTTCTTCTTTGAACGCAAGTTTCTTTTTGCGTATATCCCTTTCTTCATCGATGTCTTCATCGTAGTCAAAATCTTCTAACAAAAGATCAAGATCTTCAGAATCTAAATAAGGTTTATTTTTTTTGTAATACTCTTTAATAAGAGTTTTATCGTCTATATTACTGTAATCAGCATTTAAACGAGTATAATCTTCTATTGTCCCACCAGTTTCTTCCATAAATGAAACTAGCTTTTCAATATTTTCAGGTAACGGTTTACCTAATATTTTTTCATCTCTTATAGCTTCTTTAACTTCAGCTTCAACTTCTTTAACTTCAGCTTCAGTTACTTCTTGGATCGGAGAAAACCCTTCAGTAGTCTCGTTGGACTCTTGTACAGGTTCTCCCACCTTTGTGCTATCTCCGGATGGTTCTTCCACAGATACCTCCTTTGTTTCTCCGATTTGAATGGCATCTTCTTTTTCTTCTTGTTTTGGAATTATTACTTTTTTAACCTCTGGCTCTAGTTCAATCAAAGGTTCTTTTGGATTAACATTTACTTTTGTAATGTTATCTTTTGTTTCGTTTAATTTTTTAGGTGTTTTCTTTTTTGTTTTTAATTTAAACTCACCTTCCTGCTTAACAGGTTCATTTGTTTTTACTTCTGACATAATATAATATAATTAAATAATTAAATAGCGTTTACATAAACGCGCTCATACCAGCGTCTGGCTGGTTTTCAAAATCAATTGGTAAGCCATCGTTTTTTCTTTGGCTTATCATTTCGCTTTGTTGCGTACCTTCCATTTTTATACGCTTGTCTTTTCTATCTTCTATCATTTGCTCTTTTGAACCAATAGCATCAACTTCCATCTGCTTCAATTGCCTATCATATTCAAACTTTTTGGCCATTTTCTGCATATCTAACTGTGTTTGAGTATTCATTCTTTGAATCTCCATTTGACTTTTTGATTGTTCAAAATCTACTTTAGTAGAAGTTATTGCTTGTTGTTTTTCAACTTCAGCCATAGCGGTTCTTTCAGCTGTTTGAGCTTGAGCATCAGCTTGAGCTGCTATATTAGCCTGCTGAGTTTCCATATCTTGCTCTTGCTTTTGCTTACGCTTTATTTTAAGCATTTGATTTGCAAGTTTAATATTTTTAATTTGACGCAAATCAATAGCGTCTTCAAGATTAATACCTCCGTTTTGTAAAGAAACTTGTATATTTTCTTCTAATTTAGCTTGCTCTTCTTCGTCTGGCTCTAGTTCTAGAAATATACCAAAATCATGTAAATTCAAATTAACAACTTCTTCAAGCGTCTTGATATTGAAGGTTGATATAGAATTTTGCAGAGAATTTTTTGTTAACGGGAACTCTAAAGCATCTGCAATTTTTAATGTTATATTTTCCGCTATTCTAAGAGTAAGATACATACTAGATTGACCTATGTGTCTAGTTGCTGCATTTGAAGCGTTTGCTGCTAATTTTTGTAATCCAACCAAAGTATTACGATCAGGCAAACTACCATCTACAGCTTCGTTTAATCCTGTTACATCACGTATCATTTGCAAATAATATTGATATGTTTGAATTAAACTAGCTATTTTAGCATTACCGCTTCCAGCTTGAAGTTCTTGTACTGGAACTTTACCAGCGTTCATTTCACCATCTTGCGTAAGTGATCTACCAATAACAGAACCAGTTTGAAAATACATATTTAATGCTTCCGCTGGATTATAATTAGTACCATTACCTAAGTCAACTTCAGCTAAACCATCCATATCTAAATAAACACCGTCTGGTACCATGCGAGATATAACTTGTTGTAACTTTAAGTGAGTTAATTGAATCATGTCTGCAAACCCAGTGCATCTTCCGACTAGAGATTCTATTCTACCTTTATATATTCTAGGCGCACATATAGCATAATTCATTCTAACTTTAGTGGTGTCTGCCATTGGTCTAGACATGTTTTTAGATAATTCCCACTTAAGCATGGTGTTTGTGCCTAGAACTTTAGCACCACTATATAAAACCTCAATAGAACGCGAAACCTTTTCAAACATATCGCTTTCCGGCGGGTTAAAACTATCGTCTTTTTCAATAGCTTTCATCAGACCTTGCTCTGTTTGTTTTATTTTAAAAACTTGATTATTATAAGTTTTATAATCAAAATATAAAATTTGAACAGTATTGTTATCATAGTTACCGTAACCAGTTATATAAGATTTATTACCAGGCATGTTTTGAATACGCTCTAGTTCATCTTTTGGTATATTTGGAAATTCCTTTTTAAGTTCTGGTATGGTTATAGACTTTACTTCGCCCACGTAATATATATCTTCAAAATTAGGATCTTCGGTATAAGAATAAACCATATATGCTGGATCAACATAATCAACAGTAACTCCATTAGCAGTATTGAAATTAGTTTTAACAGCTGCAATACCGCAAACAGCTAAATCCATATTTAACCTACGCCTTGTTAAGTTGTATTTGTTTTGATCCATTACAGAAGATATAGCTTCTTCTTGAGCTATTTCTATAGACTGCTTATAGCTTAACTGCATGTGAAGTTCTAGTTCTTCTTTAGACTCTGGAACAACTTTTTTGCTAGGAGATTGATAAGCATCTATACCTAATGTTTCTTGAAGAATTTGTAAATATTCTTGAGATATCATATCTTCATAAAGCATTGAAGCATAATCTGTTCTTTTCTTTACGGATTCAGGATCTTGAGCGTATGCTTTTATTTCATATTTTTTTTGAGATATTCCGTTTACAACTATATCTACAAACTTAGATAAAATAGGAACAGGCGTCCAGTCTAAATTAAGATAAGACAAATCACCATTAATAGATAATTCATCTTTATATTTTTGAACACTTTGTTCACCTCTTGCGTAAAGTCTTAATTGATTAAAATTATTCCAATTAGTTATATACCTATTCCCTGTCGTTCTACCTTGATTAAACCACTCGCCTTCTATGGCTTGTGCAACTTGCTTTCCATATTCAAGGCTTGACTTTTCTTTCTCGCTAACGACTTGGCTAGGAAACGCACTTCTAGTATTGGTG